CTTGGTTGTGACAGGTACAGCACCTGGCTCAACAGCAGGTTCAACTCTTACCCGTTCATTCTACACAAAGCGTGCGATTTCAATGGAATCATCCTCAATCAGCATGAAGCGTGCAGAAGCAACAATGTTTACAGTTGGCTTTAGAATTTTGCCAACAGTAGCAGATACTGGTTATGAGTACGGCAAGATCGTTGATCAAACCGCATAATTAATACAGAAAAATAATTTATTTAAAGGCAACGCCCCTCTACATTTTGTGATAAACTTAATGTTTGAGGGGCGAAACCCTTTGGAACTAGACACAAGGATGGAATATTTTGAGCGATAAAAATAAAGATATTACAGCAGGCACAGAAATTATGTTTGCTGATGGTAAGACAAGAACAATTAAGCCTTTGACTATTCGTAATCTTAGAAAGTTTATGAAAGTTGTTAAAGACCTGAAGAGCGAAGATACCTTGAATGATGAAGATATTGACATCATGGTTGAAGCCGCAGGAATTGCTTTGGCAGCAGTTGACCCTGAATTGGGTAATAATAAAGAAAAACTTGAAGATGTGCTTGACCTTCGTTCATTCGGTGAACTGATGGCAGCAGCAATGGGATCAGACCCTTCCTTCTAGGCGAAGAGGGGGCTGGTTCATCTGACCAATCATGGGAAGATCTCCCTCTTCTAAAATACGAATCTGAAGTTTTTGTTAGAACTGGCGCATGGATAAACTTCTCTGAGCTTGAATCCAGTTTGACATTAAATGAATTATTTCTATTGTATAGAGCTGCAATGTTTGAAACAAGCGTAGCTATGAAGATAGCTGCTGCTGCTCAGGGTGCGGAAGTAGATTTTGATGATGACTGGTACGACCCAGCTCCTCTTGTTGCAACTCCTGTTCATGAAATTCAACAGATGAGTTTCGGTATGGGTTATGAGCAAGTTAAAGTTACGCCCGTAGAAACTAATGAATCATAAAGTGATATTTTTTACGCATAGTCTATGTATAATTAATTGACAACAGTTAAAATAAAAAAAAATGAATCATTATTCGTTGCTTTAATTGTCCTAATATGCGATACTTATAATTGGATGAATTATGTCAGACACTGGTGATCTCACGGCAAAAATAGGAATTGATGCAAGCGTCACTGGCGCTGAGTCCGTTTCTGCATTGGCGGCAGGTGTTGGCGGTCTATCACAGCAACTACTTCAATTATCTCAAAGTGCAATACAAAATACTAATGTTCAGACTCAGTTAAATTCGGTTTTAAAAGCAACAAGATCTAGTGTTGGCGTTTTGGGGTCATCCATTGCTATATATCGTAAAGAGCTGGCTCTATCTAATTCAATGGTGCGTCAGAATACAGCATCACTTCTTGCCCTAGATGCGGCGCAAAAGAAGGTTACTGCTAGCGGTAAAATGACTTCCTCGTTAAGTTCATCGTATGCTCAAACAGCCAGCCATCTCAATTCAATGAATTCATCCGTTGGTACTTTAAATAAGACGATGAAATCAAATGCTATTGAGTCCTTTGGTAAAAGACTACAACAGTCTGGTATTCAAAGTCAAAGAGTTGGTATGCAGATGGCAAGAAATGTTACCTTGCCATTAATTGGTATATTCAGAACTGCATTTTTTAGTTATACAAGATTAGAAAGAGAGCAAGTTCGTCTAACAAAATTAATATCTGACGGATTTGGAACTGGAGAAGAGGCGATTATTGCGGCAAGAAAAGCTGTTGATGGACTTAACCCAGCGCTAGATCAAATTACTAGAAAATTTGGTACTTCAAGAATTTTAGTTCAAGCCCTTGCTGGTGACTTTGCTGAATTGGGTGTTCCAACAAATGCAATTACTGATTTAGCACTGTTGACAGTTCAATTGGAAAAACTTGGTAATCTTGATATTGGTCAATCTCAACAGTTTATTCAATCTATTTATCAAAATATTTTGAGAGTTAAAAGAGACTCGGCGGAGCAACAAGGATTCGTTTTTGACATAACAAATGTTGAGCAAATGAGCGACACCATTGAGCAGCTTCGTGGTCAGCTTGCGATATTTAACTTAATGGAAAATAAAACAACGCTTTCCTTGAAAGATATTGCAGATGCGTTCCCTGAAATGTCTGCCGCCGCCACTTCTTTTGGACTATCAATGAGCTCCACGGCAGCCATGTTGGCTCCAATGGTCGCTGCTGGTTTCCAAGTTGGTGCTTCTGCAAACTCCATTAAGGTTTCATTGCAAAGAATGGTTGCCATGACAAAACAAAATACTGGAATTGTTAGAGAACTAAATAGCGCATTAGGTGAAGAGTTTGAATACTCTGCGGGTGTTGGAATGGAAAATATTCAAAAATTAGTTGATGGCTTTAATTCATTGCTCTCTATAAAAGGCGAGCAAGGAACTTTGGAATTATTTGCAAGACTGTTTGGTGTTAGGCAGGGTCCAAGAATGGAAACTTCTATTAGGCAGTTTGCTCAATTTCAAAAAGCACTTGAAACAACTGGGAGTGCCGAAAATGCTATAGCTAAAGAATTAGAAGATAAAGTTAATTTTAGATTAAAAGCTAATGGAATGGAAGAGGTCAGTTTAAAGAAAATATTAGATCTAACAAATTTAAATAAAGATTCAGTAGAGAAAGTGAATGGTGTTTATTCTAAAAGAGCAGTAGTAATTCAAGATGCTCAAAAAGAAGCTACGGATAGTCTTGGTAGTCTTTTCAGCGATACTAAAGACTTTCTCGCTAAAGTTGGAACGGAATCTGGAAAAGGATTCTTTATGGAAGCGGTTGGTGGAGCTGCATATGCTGGTAAGCAAATGGAGATTGAACTTCAATTGTCAATTGATACAGCCGCCACGAGGTTTGATACATTAAGAGAATCAGTCATGGGTCTTGGTCGTGCAATTGTTCCAATAGTAGATGTGGTCGTCAAAGCAATCCTTCCTGTTGTTCAGAAAATAGAAGATTTTTTCAAAGGGCTGAGTGTAACAACTAGGAAGTTTATTGGTGCTTTTATGGGGCTTGCATTAATAATTCCAATGGTTAGCCTATTATCAAATACATTTAAAGCTTTATTTGGCGGAGCTATTAAAGGATTTGGCAGGATGTTTATGTCAACCAACGGATTGTTTGCATCATTAAAGGGTGTTAAATCTCAGTTAATGGACATAGCGGATATCATAATTGATCCAAAAATGACGAAGGGCTTTAATTCAATGGTCCAATATGGGGATCAAGCCCTGCTGTCACAAGACCCAACTAAGGCGGGATACAGTCCGACACTCCGAGGTCGTAGGAAAATGACTCCTGATTTGTCTGGGGTTGATCAGCCAGTTCGGGAATTGATAGAGCGAGGAGGGATGCCTGATCCTAACAGCCTAGCATCTATTAAGTCTACATTGCGTGGTGCAGATAAACTTGGCTTACCCAACACCCAAGAGTTAATAGCATCTCTTGTAACAGATATGAATGATGTTCCTGCGAAGATTGCAAAAGCTTCTGCTGACGCTGTAGATAAAACTGCTAAAACAATTGCTAAAACATTAAAAGGAACGGTCTTTCAAAATAATACATTTGTGGGTAATAAATTTGGTGGTGGAGCCCCTGGTACAACTCCTGGTACGACCCCTGGATCACGCACTCCAAAATCACCAACAAGTGGTGGAACACCAGCACCGCTCTACCCAACGCCAACAGGCGCACCGATTACTACGCCAGCCCCGCTTTACCCAACACCAACGGGCGCACCGATTACGCCTTCATCATACATACACAAACCGAATCCTCGTGGAATGTTTCCTTTGCCAACCGTACCGAATTACATTCCTCCTCCACCTACCATCATGCATCCACAAGGTTCTTTGTTTCCAGGAAGATTGCCTATCCCTTCGGCTGCAACAATTGGAGCCCCAGTTGTCGCAACCGTAGAAAGAGCTGCGGCTGAAGCTAAAGCTCAATTGGAAGCACTCGGTACTTCTGTTGAAGAATTTAATAAGGCAGTTGCTGAAGTTCCAAAACCCGCTCGCACTAGAACACCACGGGCACCTCGTGCTCCACCCGTAGTACCTGTGGAAACACCAGTAGTAACGGTGCCAGAACCTGTAGTACCAAAAACACCAAAGGTAGTAACACCAAAAACACCAACAGTTAAAGTTAAAGCACCTAAGAGTGCTGCAGCTGAAGTTAAGAAAGCAGTAGAAACTGTTGCCAAAAATACAGTCGCTGCAGTAGAAGGAACGGTTGGCGCTCTAACAGAAGCTTCTGCGGGTGCAACTGCAGCAGTTGAAAATGCGGCGAAGGGTGCTGGCAAGGCTGCTAAAGTCGCTACAAAGACAGCAAAAGTTGCGACTGGTCAAGGAGCTAAGGTAATACTCACCTATAAGGAAATTACTGATTTCTTTACAGCGGCTGGTCAACAATTACCTGAAGAATATGATTTCATCAGAACTGTTGATAGAGAAATTGCACTTACCAAGAAAGCTAAAACAGACTTCTTTAAAAATCTTACAAAGGAGTTTGAAAAGAAATCTACAACACCACTAGGCAGAATTGATAGGGGCAAGTACAAGATATTTGGTGATGCAGCAAGGAACGCACCAAGCATTAAAAAACCTGCATATCTCCCTATAGTTGATCAATTATTAACGGATAGATTAACTCCTTCTGTATCTGGTCAGAAATTGGGCGCAACACAAAAAAGTTCGTTGTTAAATTCTCGTAGCCAGATGCTACAAGGGGTAGCTGATGTATCTGGGGTAAGTAAATATGATGCTGCAAAAGCCGCAAAAGCAGCGAGAAAAGTTAGAGATGCTCAGACTTTAGCTAACGCTATATCTGGGAACATTGCAGATAGCGCTCCAGGTATTGTTCCTCCTCCTGGCGTTGAAGAGGTATACACGACAAGACCTAAAGCTGAAATTGCAGCAATAGAAAAGAGTTTGGCTGAAGCAAAATCTAACTTGAAGATTGTAGAAAAACAAGGAACTGATGTTGCTAGACAACTTGGCGGTACCTATAAAAAGCAAATAAGTGCTCTCCAAGAAGAGCTGTTGCTGGCTAAATCCGCAATTCACGAAAAATTAGTTCCTGCATCAAAAGCAACATCTCAATTACTTACCACTGAAAGCAATCTGATGCGAGAAGAAATGGCAATTCAGAACTTAACTAGTGGTAGAACAGCAAGCGGGTCTGGCATTGGACCAGATAACCCAATTAGATATGCAAATGAATTCTCAGATCGTGTTGGCGGGATGGATAGGGTTGTAAGTCAAAAAGGCTCCCCTGTTGTTCTTCCCAAAGACATTAGGGCAAAAATATTACATGATCTTGAAATAGAAAAATTAACTCAAAAAATATTAGATTCTACTGACGAAAATATTATAAGAGATTTGAAATCTCGCTTGTCTGAAACGGCAGATGACATTCTTGATGCAGATGTAAACCTTTCGGGAAGCGATGGTAACAGAAAAGCAACTGCTGCGGAATTAAAAAAAGTTAAAAAAGAAACCGCTAGACGGATGGCTGAAAGAAAGGGTGTTGATTTAACTAAATATCTCCCAACATCAGATGAATTTGATCCAGCCGCTGAAGCCGCAATATTAAAAAATAAAAAAGTTGTTGGCGGTCTAACAGAGTTTTATAAAGGAATTGAAAATGGCGGTGACGAGCTTGTAGCAGAACTTGCAGATATGAAAAAAGATGTTTCGCCTGCAAAAATTTCGGCTAGAGAGAAACTTGCAAAAGCTTTTGCAAGACAAAGAGAAGTACTATCTCCTTCTGGTCCTGGCGGTAGAACTGTACAACCAATCAGAAAAATAATTTCTGGAGGCATGGGGGATTTACCAACAGGGGCTGGAGTAGGAAAGGGAGCCGCTCAGGCAGTCAAGAGCGGGTTGGTTAAAATATCAACCTTGGTTGATAAATCAATTGATGATTTAGTAGACCAGCTTCCAATTGCAAAATTTAGCAAAGTAGAAAAAGATATTATTCGCCAAGTTGCTAAAGCAACAGTTGCTGCAAAACCTCCTAAGGGTACTGGAAATGTTCTTAAATCTGGTTTTAATTTATTAAACACCCAAGTGGATGAGGCAACAGCAAAAACCATCAAGGCGGGTCTGGATAGACAAGTTCAAGATATTCTTCACACTATAGCCAAAACTCCAGAAATTCATAGCGGCGGCAAATCTGGTTATGTCGCAGCAGCAAAAGCCAAACTGGGAATGTTGTTTAAAGGAACAAATGGAAGTGTTGCTAAGATACTCAAGAACACCACTGATTTGATTAGTTCATCTAACAATATTTTAATTGACGCTGTTGGTTCAGGAACTTTCGCCTTAGCTGGTGTAAAGGGGCAGATAAAGGGGGAACCAATAAAATCCATGACATCCCTTACTGGGGGAGGGGTGTCAGCAAGAATAAAAGCGCTTGCAGAAGAAGTTCAACAAAGAAGGTTTAACAATGCTAGAAAGGCTGTAAAGTCAAGCGAATCAGAAAGGACTGGGCAGCCAAATACCAGGAAGACAGCTAGGGATGCAGCAGCAACGGCAAGTCGTAACCAAAACGATGAAATATTAAACAGAGTACTTGGAGAGAAGCCAGAGACACCTCCATCTACAACCCCAGCGGTAACAAAGAACATTGTTGCAACTGAGGCTAATACAGTAGCACAGGCAGAAAATACAGGGGCGACTCAAGCAGCAACAACGGCGGAAGTGAAAGATAAAACAGTAACTACAGCGTCCAGTACTGCAACAGAGGTAAAGACAGCAGCAACTAATGCATCAGCTGCAACAATCGTAATGTCTAAGAGAGGCGAAGAGCTTATGCAAAAAGCCAACGCCCTGTTGGCTGGTGCAAAATTTAAGAATGTTGCAGCAATTGACGCATTAATTTCATCGTATACAGCTGAGCAATTAGCGACAAAATCTGGGACAAGTTTAGTAAAGGCTAGAGATGGAGTTCGTAGTAGCCTTAATACTCTTGAAAAAGCAAAAGCAGAACTTCTAAAGAGAGAAGCGGCTACCATAAAGAATGGTCTGGGGGCTCAAAATAGTGCTCTTGTTGAGGCTAAGAAGAAATTAGAAATTGCAACTAAAAATGCGTCCAAGAGATTGACTGACCTTGCTAAAGCCAGCACGGTTATGACTGATTCATTAAAGGCAGCATCAATACCAGTAACAACAAAACCAGCAAAAGTGGCACCAGCAGCGGCGGCAGCAGCGGCACCGTTTTATCCAACGCCAACAGGAGCCCCAATACCAAAAGCACCTAGTGCAAGTCGGAAGGTTAATGTAGGCAGTCTTCCTGCTGGAATGAAAATTGCTCCTACAGATAGCGGAGTTATTAAAAAGCTTGGTGAATTGGCTGTTAGTTTTGACAAGTCTCTTGCCAACTTCTTTAAAGGACCAAACTTCTTTCAAGGTCCAAACATATTCCAAGGTAAAATAATTTCAGCCGACAAGTTGAAAATAAATATAACCGACAAGGCAAGAGATTCAGCAAGGCTCGCTTCAGCGAGAAGTGGTTTGGCTCCATACACCGATCCATTGGTTATGAGGGCTTCACGAAGAAAAACACTTGGAGTAGTTCGTAAGAAAATACTTGATGATGGCGGGGCGATTGATGATGTAAGGGCGGCAAAGCTTAGAAGAATTACGGGTATAGATCCACGCAGAACTGTTGGCGCAACTTCTGCTGTCCCAATGACTAGACCAGTATTTGGTCCAGCCTTGCCAACACCACCTGCCGCTGCAATACCAAAAGTAACTGCTTTTTCTGGTATTAAATCAAAGATAGATGATGTTACTAAGGGTGTAGCTAAGTTGGGCAGTATGTTTAGTAATGTTCTGCCAAAGGCAATGCATGTTACTGCTACAGCAGCCGTAAAGTCGTTTAACGCTGTTGGTCGTGCCGTAGCTTCATCGTATGCTGTTAATGCTGTTAGAGCCATGACTGGTGGATTAAAGGTTGTAGGCTCAACGGCTGACATGTTAGCAGATGGTTTTAGAAAGTCTGCTGGAGCGGTTAGAGTATTTAATGCTATAAACAATGCAACAATCACAACAATTAAATCAATGGGTGCCGCTGGTCTTGTAACTAAGACTATCACAGGTGATATGGCGTGGGCTTTTGGAAAACTGGGTAAGATATTAGGTTCAACTGTTAATGTAGAAATGAAAGCATTCCTTATTAGTTTGCAAAGAAGTAAATTAACAAAGGCTTGGACCTTCATGTTGACTGCTGGAATGATGACATTTGTTAAGTCTTTAAGGGTAGGAATTGCACACTTAAACATATTCGCCAACACAGGGGCACGACTGGCATCTGCGAAAGCAGCCATCGGCGGTCTTACTGCTGGAACAAGTCTCTTGCGAAAATCATTGGTCGGGTTAAATGCCTTTACAGGTCTTAGTGCTGGAATACAGGCTGCATTTAGCGGGATTTTGAAATCAGTATTGAGTGTTGTAGCTATCGTGATAAAACTTAACGCTGCTCTGTTCTTGATAGCCCCAGTGGTTTTGCTTATTACTGCAATCTTTATTCAATTGAAGAGAGGGACTACTAATAACTCAGCGGCTTTAAAGTTGTTTAAAGAAGGAATTGTATTGGTTAAGGGAGCCATCCTTGCACTTGCAAATCCAATTCTGGATATCATAAATGCGTTTGGTGGATTTACTGGTGCTACAAACCAAACACAGAAAACCGCTGGAGCCCTATATATTATGGCACGGGCATTCAAGTCTGTATCGCAAGCATTTAATAATTTTGCCCAGGGCGCTGGTCAAAGGTTTGTAAAGAATACTTTGGGTCCAGTCATTATAAGATTGGTCAATAGATTTATCTTGCTCGGTAGAGCAATTCGTGGAGCAATGCGTCAAGACGGAAGCGCTGGCAAGAACATGTCTGCATTCTTCCAAAGCTTGCTTTACGAAGGTCTTAATGTTATGGCGAAGTTGTTTGATGGTCTTTCTAAATTACTTCCACACATGGGTGGAATTATTGGCACTGTAATCGGAGCGGTTGCAAAAGCAAGCATAAAGATGCTTAATCTTATTGGGAAATTTGGGATGGAAGTTGGTCTGTTCTTTGGATCTATCATAACTGGAATAGGAATAGCGTTAATCCCATTCTTCGGCATGGGTGCGGCAATTGCAACAGCTGGCGCTGCCTTGGTAGGTCTTTCACTTGCTGGTTTTGCAGCATCAAAAGCTCTAACAAAGAGTGACGCTGAAATTGATAAGTGGGCTTCTGGTGTTGGTAAGTCAGTTGCTAATGGCATGGGTTCGGCAGCTAGTGGGATGGCTGGTTTTATTAGAAAGGGAATGGATTCAATTGATAAATCTTATGCCAAAAAGATAGGTCAAGGAATTAATAAAGCACTCGCCAGCACCGCTGGTGATCCAGATGGTTTGAAAACAGCAATACAGGAATCTTTAAAGAAAAACGCAGATGTTGCAAAATCTGGTGGTGAAGCTCTTGGCGCTGCTGCTGCTAAGGGAATGATGAAGAAAATGCAAGATATTAAGAAGACATTTACTGATGGCTTCTTTGGCAAAGCTGACGCAGCGGTTGATAAATATGTAGATTCCCTTAAGAGGGGATTGGAGGATCAAAGAGATAAAGCACTGGAAGCATTTGATAATCAAGCTGATGCTATCCAGGAACTTGCTGATGCAGAAGAAAGACTAACTGACAAGATTGAATATGAAGAAAAGAAGAGATTGCTTATCAAGACAAGAGCTCTTGATCAAGAAAATTACTTAAGAGAAAGGAAAGTTGCCGTCTATGAGGGTAGAACCGAAGATGTTCGTTCACTTGATTTAGCAAGTCAGAAATCAAAATCCGAGTCGGTTAAGGAAGAGAAAGACTTAGACCTTTCTAGGCTCAAAACTCTACAAGGGGAACAGCGAGATAAAGCTTTGGCTGTAATAGCAAGAGAGAAAGACCTGCTTGCTAAAGAATATGAAAAAATGTTTAGAGATTTTGATGATCAAATTGAAAAGATTAAAACTGTCGGTTTCTCTACTGAAGATGAATTTAAAACTCTGCTTTCAAGATTAGGCGGTGCATCTCAAACATTCTCTGACGCAATAACAAGTACATTCTCAACCTCAATGCTGGCGTTACCAACTGCAATTAGAGATAACACTGACTCATCAATCGGTATGTTCACTGTATCAATGGATGCGTTAGTCGCTGAGGCGCAATCTAAGTTTGGTGCAGCGAACGGAACAGCTAATTCAACATCAATACTTGGTGCTGCATACATGCTGGCTACTGGATTGCCAGATGCTTTTAAAACTGCATTCAATGATGGAATAATTGCACAATTCGTAACTCCTTGGAGTTCTGCAGTGACTGCAGATATTTCAGGGATTATCCCAGCAAACTTATGGGTTGAAGCTGCTGGTCTTGCTCTAATTGAAATGGTTAATTCTCTAAAGCGAGAACTTGTTGGGCTAAAGGGTACTCTTTGGAATGATTTTAAGAAAATATTTGAAGCTACTTCTGAAGCTGATTTTGCTTCAATATTTGGACCTGCGCTTGCTGGTCTAGAAGATGTTAAGAAATACATGACGGGATTGTTTGATGAAATAAAGCAAATCGCTTCAGATATCAATTTGATTGAAGTAAGCAGAGAGCAACAATCTGGTGGTGGTGGAGATGAGGCAAAGAAGCCAGCTGGCGGTGCTCTTCCTGGTGAGGCTTCCTATGTTCCGTCTGCTTATGATAGATTTGAAATCAGAAGAGGTAGGGGGCTGGCTGACAGAAATAAGATTACCCCGCCTGTTAGCGATAGTGGTACCGAGAAATCTGGCGGCGGTTTCTTTGGCGGAATTAAAGATGCTGCTATTGGCTTGGCTGATCAATTAGGTGCTGTTAAGACTGCAATATTAGGAGCAGTTGGCGCTATTGCTGGATTTTTTGTACTGCAAGCAGTGTTTGGATTTATATCAACTGTTATGGGCGTTATTGCTGGTGCGCTCTTAACGGTATCAATAGGGGCAGCAGCCATAGTCGCTGCAGTCGGAATAGTTATTGGATTATTCATTTATCTTTATATCAAGGTTAAAGGATTTAGAGATTTTGTTAATGGCGCTTTCATAGCCGCTTGGGAAGCGCTTGGAACCGTTATTGGTTTCGTATGGGATGGAATAAAGACAGGGGTAAGTAATTCACTTGATGCTGTCAAAAATTTTGTACAAAATGCTTTAGATTTCATGAAAGATGTTTGGGGTGCAATTGGTGGAATTGTTGAAGATACCTTTAAGAAAATCATTTCTTTCTTTGTTGATGGATTTAATGCCCTAAAAGATAACATCGGGGGCTTCGTTGATAGCTTTATTAACTTGTTCAAGGGTTTCTGGGGGGCTATCGGGGATGGTATTAAGACTATTGCTGATCCTATAATGGAACTTTTGGGTAAAATTGGAATTGCTATTGGAATTGCTATTGGCGCAATAGTTGCTTTTGCTGGCGGTATTGTTGTCGTAATTGTAAATATTTTTGACAAAATAAAAGGTCCACTGTTTTCTGTAACTGGTTTTATTATTGATATTTTCTCAAAAATATTTGATATCGCTACACCAATAGTTGAAATTGGTATTGGCGCTATAGCTAAGTTAATAGCCCTTCCGTTTGAAATATTAAATACAGTAATTGATATAGCAGTGGGTGCAATAAAGATTGCAATTGATATTATTGTTGGGGTATTTAATGTTCTGTTTGATGTTTTCAAGGCTATTGCTTCTAATCCAATTGTAGTCTTCTTTGCTCGCCTAGCTGCATTGCTTGGTTTGGTAGCGGCAATTGCTGCAACATGGACAATTAAGATTGTTCTTGAATCTACATGGTATGTTATTAAGAAAGTTGTTGGTGCCCTTATTGATCTTGCTGAATTTATTGTTGGAGGTCTCGTAGGGGCGTTTAATATAATTAAAGATGTAGCTGTTGCAGCATGGGACTTTATTTATGATAAAGTTAAGGGGTTTGTTGATTGGTGGCATGAGAACATTGGTAGTTTGTGGTTAATATTTACCGCACCAGTTGTTATAGCGTATGAAGCAATTATGTGGTTATTTGATACAGTAAAAAATAATCTTGGTCCAATACTCTCAAGCGTATGGGATGGGTTTAAGTCTGCAATTGATGTTGTTTGGGAAGTTATGAAGAAAGTATCATCATGGATTGGCACAGCATTTGGTGCAGCCTGGGGAGTGCTGAAAAAAGCTGCTTCTCTGTACTGGGATTACTTAAGTTTTGTTATTCCTCTGCTGTGGGATACTTTGAAGAAAGTAGCATCATGGATTGGAGCAGCGTTTTCAAAAGTTTGGGATGTTATTAGTTATGTTGCAACAAACGCTTTCCAAATACTTGGTGATGCAATTAGTATTTTCTGGGGAATAATAACTAGTGGTTACGATTTTATAAAGCCAGTATTTGATTGGATTGCAGACACTGTTGGAAATGTAATTAAGACTTATGTTGAAATACTACAAATTGCATTTAGCCTTCTGTGGAACGGCATTATGGCTGGTTACGATTTTATTAAGCCAGTGTTTGATTGGATTATGGACATTGTTGGGAATATAATTTCAACACAAGTTGAAGGTCTAAAGAAAATATTTGGTTTCTTGTGGGATGGTATCAAGGCTGGTTGGGACTTGGTAGGTCCAATATTTGGCTTGATGGCGGATATTATTGGAAAGGTAATTAAACAAGCAATTGACGATGTAAAATTTGTATGGGATTTGTTATGGCAGGGGATACAAATTTCTTGGACTTTCCTTGAGCCGATATTTAATTTTATTAAAGATGCTATTACAGGTGGAATTGGTTTAGCAATTGACTTAATCAAAGCAGGATGGGACTTATTTGTAGCTGCGCTAACTAATACAAAAGATTTCATCATGGGTGTAATTGGCAGTATTGGCGGGTTCATTAAGGAAAAGATACAAGTTGTAATTGAAAATTTAATAGGCGTATGGAATGGATTAAAAACTGCATTCAGCACAGTATGGGGTGTTATAGAGCCGATTATTTCTAAGATCGGAGGTGCAATCAAGAGTGTAATTGGTGGAGCTATTGATTTCATTTCATCTGCAATTTCAGCAATACCGCAAGCGTTCAAGATAGTTGTTAATAGTATCGGTGGGTTGTTCAACAGGGCTGTTGACCTGCTCGGTAATTTCGCATTCCCGAAGACTATCTTGGGAATCCCACTTCCTTTCATTGGAGGAAAGAAGGTAAGCGACTTTATCCCTCTTCCAAAAATTCCTACTCTGTATAGCGGCGGAAAAGTTGGAATGTACATGAAGGGTGGAATGGCGTATGGTACTGGTGGTATGACAAACGGTCCAGTTCAACAAGGTATCCCAGCGATATTGCACGGAGGGGAATATGTTATTAATCATAAAGCTGTGCAAAGAATTGGCACTGACACGCTAGAAAGATTGAATAACTATAAGCTTTCAAAGCCAAACTTGCCGAGCATGCCATCTGTTCCTAGAATCAACATGCCAGGTGCTGGAATTAATGCTCCACAATACGCACAATCTGGAACTGCGTCTAGTTCAACGCAAAATGTAAATATCTTTGTTGAGAATTTCATTGGTGAGCCAGAGTGGTTTAACGGAATGATGAAAGACTACAACACAAAAGTTTTGCCAAGAAATCAAAAAGCTGCTGGAGTGCAAAGCAGAGTTGTAAGCACATACAACGGGATTAATAAAGGTCTATAATGAATACTAATTCTTTATTCAAAATAAATGGAACATTTATTACAGAGCATGGAAGAAAGCTGTCTATAACCGAAGAGATTGCGGCTAATGATGTTGATCTTGCATCTGGTCATAGAAGAAGATTCTTCACAACTAATAAGAGATCATTTCAAATAACTTGGTCGTATCTTCCAGACAAAGTTGATAAATCAGTTGACAGTAAAGCTGGCAGGACTTTTTTGTTTAACTTGGCAAATACATCTTCAACGGCTTCTGTCCAAGTTGAGCTTGAACCGAACGCTGGTCTTACGGAATACACCTGCTATGTTGACTCCTATAGCGAATCGGTTATTAGAAGAGATTTAAAAACTGGTTGTACTTATTATGATGTCTCATTGACATTGAAGGAGCGCTAAACATGGCAGACAGTTTCTATAGTTTTAGCGAACCTCTTAATAGTGGTGTAGATTTCTTTACTGCTGATGATGTTGAAGCAGTATCTATTGCGGTAGCTGGTGATATTAGCGTTACAGTTAATGCAATAAGATTGTTATCTATTTCGGCAAATTTATCTGCTGATGCAACGGCAACAGTTGCCGCTACAAGAATGGTTCTTGCTTCGGCAAATATTTCTGACTTACTATCAGCAACTGCAACCGTTGGCACAAATATTAGGGAAGGGGCGTTAATTGTTATTAGTGCAACTTCTTCACTAACTGCGTCAAGTACAAAAATAGCATATGCTTCATCTGCAATAAATTGCACAACAAGTGTTGCGGCGTTAGCAGTGAAAACAGCACTGGCTGTATCTGCAATAAGCTCGGCGGCTTCAATTGTTACATCTATGGTAAAAACAGCTCGTGGTGCCGCTAATGTGGTTGTATCGTCTAATTTATCTGCAATACCAAGGAAGATAATCTTTGCGTCTACTGCGTTAAGTTCAAATGTATCGTTGTCAGTTGCTGGTAAACTAATTCTAATAACAATCAAGATAGTCCTGCAGAATGTGGGGTCAGTATCTGCTACAGCAGTAAAGTTTGCTACATCGGCAATTGCTGGGATTGTAAATATTGATGATTCATTAATTAGAACTTTCCTTTTGCTGGACGAGTCCCCGATAACCAATCATAATAGAACTATTGATATGAGTGTTGAGCCGATCTTTACTGAAGTAAAGAACTGGAATAACCGATCCAGTAGATACTATAAGTCTTCATCTAGGGCTGCAAGAAGGACTTTTAATTTGTCATGGTCTTGGCTCCCTAATTCCAACTCATCAACTGTTGATGGCAAAAAAGGTCGGGACTTTATAAAGGATATAGCATCCGACCCCAGATCGCATGTTCTTAAAATAATAAATTTAGATGATTCTGGGACAACTCCATACACTGAAACGAGTTATAATGTATTAGTGAAAGATTATAGCGAAACTTTAATCAGAAGAGATATTGAAAATGGTGTGTATTTTTGGGATTGTTCAATAAGTTTAGAGGAAGTTTAAATGCTCCAATACGGCTTATATGACAAACAAATTTCAGACTCTTTTAACTCCGCTTCATCTGCGATTTCTCAAAGAATCAAACCACTCATCCTAGTTGATTGGCTGGACAGCAGGCATATTGAAAAAAACGCTAATGTTGAAATTGCTTCAAGTAATTATACTGTCTCGCAACTAAGTAATGCAACTGTAATTCTTAATGCTACAGGGATGCTATCCAATGGAAGATCTCTATCAAATAAAGAAGTGCAGTTTAATCAGTCTAGGCAGAGGGATTTTTATTTTACTCCAAATGAGTCAATTAATGGCATAGAACGCCAGTCATTTACATGGGGTGTGTGTGATGCAAAAGATATTAATGGCAAAGTAATCACAGCAAATGGTCAATGGCATTGTCTTCCAGCAAATAAGGATGATAATTACGAATTTGGATATCAGTCATCAACCAAAAGTTTGTCAAATACCCATGCTACGCTTAATGGATACGGGTTTACTGATCCAGTTATTTTGACATATGTTTTTACAGAGCGTAAAGTCAATCTATTAAAAATTATAACATCTGAATATAATGGTCAAATTAAATCATATAATATTAAAGCATATAATCAAACAGTAAACTTAATATACAATGAGGATGCAGAAATACCAGACGAATTATATTATCACGAGCATTTTCTTGAAGGGGTAACTTCAAATGATATTAATAAAATTGTCTTAACTATTTATACGACAAAGAACCCCCTAGATTACGCAAGGGTAAACGAAGTATCTCCAATATACCAGGTTGATATGACTGACTATGTTATTGACTCTGGTGTTTCTAAGGTGAGAGATGTCCATGAAACCAGTTTGCCAATTGCTGGAACTGGAAGCTCAACAGCATCATTAAGCTTTGATAATACAGAAAAGGATTTTAATTTATTCAATTCCTCGTCTTCATTTGGCAAATATATGAAAAAAGATATCAGGGTTCATATTTATGCTGGATGGGAGATTCATCCATCAACAAATGTCGTGGTTAATGCAGTCCTCTCAAATACAATAACTAGTTCCTCCACAGTCTGGAGTGTCAACAGCGTTGCAGGCTTCCCTGCAGGCGGTGGTAATAATGATTATATTTTAACTATTGATGATGGAACAATAAATAAAGAAAGAGTATTGGCTAGGAAAGGTACTGGAAACTCATTTGATGTGATCCAGCGAGGCTACGGCGGAACTATCGGTAGAGCTCATACCGCTGGCGCTGCCATAGTTTTTGATATATTTGAATATGTTCCGTATGGGGTGTTTTATGTTGACGAATGGCAGGGCTCCTCATCTAGCATGGTTGTTAGCGCATCACTTACCGACAGAAGTAAGTTCGGTAATGAAAAAATGGTGACTAAAGGTTTCTTACTTCAGGAATCTACAGTCGCAGAAGCGGTAGAACATTTATTATTAATGACAAATTATCCAAGAGCTGACATAGAATACTTATTGAATCCTAGAAAAACATCTGTAAAAGATGGGGCTATTTTGCATTTGGGTTTTGATGAGAAAAGCGTAGACAGAGCTAGTTCTGCAAGAATTGTTTCTACATCGCTACGGGCTCGCTTTGTTGAAATACCAGATACAGATCTTAATTCGGTCAGGGATATTAAGCTTGATGCTAATGATCGCAATTTATCAACATATGAAAAAGCTTTGGATATCAGGGGCTACATAGCTCCATCTTTAACGACAACTACAAAGCAAATATCAACAAGCAATACTTATGCGTTGAGATATACATCTGGTCAATTTACATCAATAGCCAACACGGTGGTTGATAGTTACTTCAATGGAGTTTTTGATGGCTACTATGTTCCAGACCAAACTGGTAATAGAGCTATTGTTATTGATATTAATAAAGGCGGAGTTCGTGTTTATTTAAACAAAGAAAAAATTATTGATAAATGGTATGTCGTTGATTCTGGGTCAAACGCAGAAGTTGTAATTTCATCAGACGAGTATTATTTAACGGCAGGTCAACCTTACGAATTGAGAATTGAATTCTTTACAGAGCAAAAGATTACAGGTGAATTGTTTACAATATCGTTGAGTACAGAATATAACAGTACATTGTCTTATGTTGCTGCTTCAGAATGTTACTCAATGGTTGCCAACGATAAAATTGGTGTTAAAAGTGAAACATCTTATTTAACATTTTCATCTAATTCATGGACTCCTACTGCGAATGTCAATATAATTGAAAGGTCTGCAAGAAGGAATGATGCGATATATATTGGGAGTGTGAAAATATCAGAGCCATCTGGTGTTGTCTCTGATAAAGATAGCCGAAGCATTTTACTTGAATCAAATTCATATCTACGGCTTCCTTACCATTCTTCTTATGATTTCTCAAACACATCAAGTTCAATCCACACTGGTGAATTCTCAATAGAGATGTTTGCTAAATTTAACGCTGGATCTTTTTCTTCCGATGGTGAGTATGTAAGTAATTGGAATAATTCATCATCAACATCTGGGTTTGAATTTTTCAATAACTCATCAGGTAATGGGTTTAAAATTAAGACTTTAGCGGCAAACTCAGTTGTTATGACAGAAACTGTCTCTTCCAACACTGCTCTTTCCAATAGTTCATTCAGCCATGTCGCTGTTACTTATGAGCCTGGGGAGCTTAAGTATTTTATCAACGGTGTATTGAAAGATACAGAGGTGATAGAGGGGACTCCTATCTCATGGGCATCAAAGAGTTTAACATTTGGCGGAAGAGGGGCAACATTTGCGGCTGGAGTAGAGTCACCACCTGCAAGCATTAGAAGTTTATGTTTAGATGAGTTTATTTTATACAATAATTGTTTGTCCGAGGCGGATGTTCTAAATCATTACATAGAAACACAAATGCAACCAGCTCAAGTCATGCCGTTTATCTATGGTAATGATGCAACTGTTCAATCAATAATAGACGATATCAGCCTAGCCGATCTTGGTCGTTTCTATATTGACGAAAGAGAGATTGCTAGATACGAGCATTACAATAGATTCTTTGAATCATCTATTGATCAACATGCCAACACTCAGCACACACTTAACGATTCAACAAATATAATTGAAGCAAGTTACAATGTTCAATTGCAAACAAATAAGGTTGTTATTAAAGTTAGCGGTATTGCAAATAATTTAATTTTTAAACAAGGATTGTGGCGAGCAGAAGACCCTACTACACTGGGAGTGACATCGCTCTCGTCAAACATATCTAATTCTTCCACCAGTATGAATGTGACATCAACAGATAGCCCATTCTTTCCAAAATCTGGTTATTTGATGATTGACGATGAGATTGTAAAGTATAGTAACACATCAAGTAATTCATTTATAACAATGGAGAGAGCGCAATTTGACACTCCTGCCGCTTCACATACATCGGGGGCTTTAGTTCGTGAAGTGAAAAACTATGACTTATTGTTTGATAAAGCCCCAGCTTTTAAAGTTGAAAACCCCTTAATTACAAACTTAAGTTTGACTAAGCCAGCAAAGATAGATTTAATTAAATATAATCCAACACCATTTGGTGCTAAATTGATTCTTGCTGCTTCAAATAATGTGGTTTCTGGAGAAATCGTTTATGTTGAAGGTAAAAACCCACTTACCGATGAAGCCCACTTTGCCTCTATAGCTGGAATACCAGTGGTTGTAACAGACAAGACTGGGGATGTTAAAGAAAAGAAAGCTACTCTTGATGATAATATCAGGAGATATGGTCTAAAAGAAGTAATCATAGAAAACCAATTCATTACTGACCTAGATTACGCTCAATCTTTGGCTACTTTTATAATAAACAAAATGAGCGAGCCAGTCCCTGTACTTAATTTGACCATAATGCCTTTGCCTAAATTACAGCTTGGAGATAGAATAAGAATATCCTCAATGGATTCATTTGATATAATAGATGGAGACTATTGGGTTATTAGTGCTGACTTTTCCTTTAATGGCGGAGCAACACAATCAATAGTTGCAAGGAAGGTCGTGTAATGGCTTATTCAAGAGGGGTTTCGGAAGGCTCTATACTTTTCTATAGTGGTGGTCATAATCATAATGGAACATCTTCTGCGTTAATAGCTACTGAAGCCTATTCCATTTACGATTTTATTGTTGGATTTGCTGGGTCAAATGAAAGACAAATAAAACAACAAAATAATTTTAATAATTTAAAAACTGTTATTTCAAATGTTATTAAAACAGATGTGCTTGGTCCAAGTGGAATTCGTTTATCTCCTAACTCAATTGAGACAATCCATATAGTAACGGGAGCTATCACCGCAGAAGAATTATCTGCAAACCTTGTTCTGGTTAACAATGTGATCAGAAGTAATAACTTTGATGGAACAATTGAAGCTAACGGCGTTATTTCGGGGCAGGGGTCATTAGGCTGGGCTATAACTAGTGCTGGTAATGCTGTGTTCTCAAATACTTCAATTAGAGGAACTATTACGGCTGATTCTCTCACCACCCCAGGTGTTAATATTAGCAATGCTGGTAATCTAACTGCCAATAATTTTGCACTGTATTCCAACGGTCAAATTCAAAATGGTAATTTTAGTGTTAGCGCAGCTGGAGTTTTATCCGCAACTGGCGCAACTATTTCAGGAACTGTAACTGCATCTTCAGTTAGCACTCCAGGCATTGCTATTAGCAATACTGGAGCAATATCTAGTACCAACTTTAATGTAACTGCTGGGGGGAATATAACAGCAACAGGTGCAAATATCAGTGGAACAATTAACGCCTCTGGTGGAACATTTAGTGGATCAATCACTGCAAATGGAACAATTTCTGGTGGAACAATTTCTGGTGCAACAATTACTGCTGGCTCCACCTCCCTCTATAGTAATGGTCAAATCACCAACGGTAATTTCAGTGTCAGTTCAGCTGGAGATTTATCCGCAACTGGTGCAACTATAACAGGAATTCTTAGTGCTGAAACTGGCAGTAGAATTGGTAACTTTTATTTTAATAACTTTGGGTTAACAAATGGTTCTGGTCCTGGTTTGAGCGGTGAAATGCAATTAGATACATTTAATAACATTATCTATGCCCCATTTTTCAAAGCATCTGACGGACAAAATAAGACTGAAATTAAAATGGGTGTTATAGAAATGGATAGATGGGGGGTGGGCGGTCCAGCACAAATTCGTTTTAACCGTGAAAGGATAAGTCCTAACAACGAAAGATATCTAGCCTTCGCCTTAGCAGGCTACCAATCAGGTAATGTAATCGGTTCTATAAATCAGACTAGTGCAACTGGTGTCAACTATCTGACCACTTCGGATAGCAGGCTAAAAATCAATGTAGATAAACCTTACGATGCTATTGTCGTAATTAATACCTTGATACCTAGATTGTATAAATGGAGTTTAGATGATGAAGGTAATGAGCATCTTGGGTTTTTTGCTCAAGAGCTTTACGAGGTCTACCCTGATGCAGTCGGTGTGGGGATAGACGCTTCAGAGCAAGATATTGACCTAGTGAGGGAGGACCCTTGGGGTATTGACTATTCAAAAATTACACCTCTTTTGACTAAAGCTATCCAAGAACTCTGTATAAAAGTAGAAGTTTTAGAACAAAAAGTGGTGGAGTTAGAAAGTAACTAATAGCTGTACTATATATGGTTAAGCTTTATATAATACATACGACAACAGAAATGAGGTATAATAGATAAATGGCTTACGAGAACTATACATTTGTATCATGGACAGACGGAACACCTTTGAGCTCAGACAGGCTTGCTCAAATGTCAATGAATCTAGAGCAGATTCGTGACGCAAACGACTCCAAACCAGCAGGTGTTCTTGAGTTTATTGAATTAACAACGGGTAATGTTGTTTCTAATATTTCAAACACGGACACTGAAATTTTAGCCCTTACAAACCCAGTCGGGGATGCTGATAAGAGAGTTACCATTGACTCCAATAGATACTATAAAGTTACTTGCGTTTTCCCAGGGTTTACGGTTCTAGGCAAGGGCGCAGAGGATTGCCGTTTGACATTAAAGATATTCAACGCCGTGCAAGCTGGTTATAGCGCAACTAGTCCAGTAATGGAGTGGAATTTTACCCCATCACCACATATTTTTTACAATACAGCAGCAAATGCTAATGTCGCTACCAGTGGTGCAACATTTAAGCAAGATAATGGAAGAATTGGTGCTGGGACATATTCAATATATCTTGAAAGTGGTGCTGGCTTAAATGCTAATTCATTTTCTGCATCTGTATCTCGCATATTTGGAACATCTGGAGCAACTAATGCTCCACAAATTAGTGTAAACCCAACCTCAACTGAGAAGTTGCAATTAATAGTTGAAGATGTTGGCGCTAGCGTCTAACCGTGGGTGAGCTAGCTTCTAAACGGCAAGACATAGCTTGGTCACTAAGAGTTGTTTCTGGTGAACATAATCCTAATTATGGCGGCGGCAAGTATATAGATGACAAAGGTTATGTACGGATATTAAACCCAGATCACCCATTTAGCATTAAAGGTTATGTGTACGAGCATAGATCGGTGTTTGAGCAATATTTAAATAGATTACTGCAACCGTGGGAAACTGTTCACCATATTAATGAAATTAAGGCAGATAATCGTGTTACCAATTTGTTCTTGTGTACAGTTGCAGAGCATAGTGCTGTTCATAGAGAAGGTAAGAAACCAACAGAAGGTCATCGTGAAAAGATGAGAGTTAATATGCAAAAAAGAAATAAAGAGGCTCGTGAGAGCAAAAAAGAAATTATAAAAAATCTTAAATTGCAATAATTCTGTTTCAAATAGTGTACAATTAACCTTATGAAAATATGCCAAGCAGAAAATTGCGATCAGCAATTTGAACCACATACAGCTAACCATAAATACGCAGATAAAGAATGTCGTAGATCAATTGACAGCTCTGGTTTGTGCAAATTTAGACGAGAGAAAGGTCTATTTCAAGTGCCTAAAGATCCAGTAACTGGGGAAACCCCCGTATCAGACCCTGAATTGCGTATAGCGTTCACTAGGTTGCAACAGGAATATAATAAACTTAAAACAAAAAATGACGATTTAGCGAGTGCTGTTTATCAAGCAGTGAAAGAAGATATTGCTGATAATAAGAATAAGCCAATTGCAAAGCCAGTCTTTAAGAAACAAAAAGGTGGAGAAGAAGTTGCTGTCGCTGTAATCGCAGACTGGCAATTAGCTAAAATTACTCCAGATTATAATTCCCTTGTCTGCGAAGAAAGAATTTATAAGTTTGCGGAGAAGATTGTTGAATTAACCAATATTCAAAGACAAGATCACCCAGTCAAAGAGTTAAGAATTTGGGCTCTTGGTGACATTATAGAAGGGGAGCTTATATTTCCTGGTCAATCATTCTTAATTGATGGCGGTCTGTATAGACAGATTACTGTTGATGGTCCACGCATTATGAAGAACTTTATTAACATGATGTTGGAGAATTTTGAAAAGGTAACATTTGTCGGTGTTATTGGTAATCATGGTTCTATCGGTGGTCGTGCAAGAAGAGACCATGATCCTGAAACCAATGGTGACAGAATGCTTTACCGCATTACTCAGCTGATGTTTGAAAAAGAAAAAAGAATCAAGTTTGAAATACCAGATGGTCGTGGAGAGAGGCATTGGTATGCTATTGACACGATTGGTAATTACAAAGCTTTGCTATGTCATGGTGATCAGTTTAATAGCCTTTCATCATTTCATACATTCCAAAAGAAAGCATACGGCTGGAAGATTGGTGCTTTAAATGAGGATTTTGATGATATCTATATCGGTCACTTCCACACTCCTACCAAAATGACATTCAATACAGTTCAGTTGAGAATCTCAGGCAGCCCCGAGTCGGTCAATACATATGCTGCAGAAGTACTTGCTGCTGCTGGCAGACCATCTCAGTCGCTTTACTTTGTTCACCCCGAGAAAGGCATGGTAACAGCAGAATATAATTGCTGGTTAAACTAATGAAAGTTATTAAATTGAAAGACTTTAGATGCACCTTTTGTGGTGGTAAAAAGATGATCGGAAGCCAATATTATGCCATGCAGAAAAATTGGGTAGATATAACATGTATAAATTGTTCCGATAGCGCAGACATTGAAGTAAGGAAGTTGAATAAAATACTAAGAGCCTTTAGTTTTAAAACAATAGAGGAACGCTATGAATTTGCAGACGAAAATAATTTTAAATAAATTTTACAAGTATTCAGATACAATTGTAAAGATTAAAAAAATAACAAAAAATCTTAATAAAATTTATGTTATTGATTTAACGACAAAAGAAGAAATTATCATGCCGTATGAAGGTGCTGAGTTAATTATGCACAGAATTTATACCATTGGTGAAGTAGCTAAGATTGTTGAAAAAAGACCCGATACTATTCGTAAATATGAAAAACGAGAGTTGATACCAAGTGGAAAGAAATTCAGCCAAACTTGTGAAAGTTACAAAAGTTGGCGCTACTATGAAAGACAAGATGTCTATGATATGGTAACATTCTTCAGTGGGAGAACCCCAGGGAGACCAGTTACTACTGGGCAAGCACAAGCAAGAGTAATTAGAATATCCCAAAAAATAAAACTAGGAAAGAGATAAAAATGACACAGCTAAATGAGAATCAAGTTGAACTATGGGCTTCGGTTGGTATTACGAAGAACTTAGGAAATTATGAATCACTTCGTCTTGACGCTGGTGCGAGAGTTGTATGCACCAGTATTGATGACGATCAGTCTTGGAATAAATTGTGGGATGCTATTGACTCACAAATTGAAGCAAAGCTCCAAGAACTTGATGCAGAAAAGTAATTGACATCTTGGCGAGACCTAGCCCTTTGCGCAATAGATGCCAATGGTGAATATTGGTTTTCCTATAAGTACAGCGATGTTCAGTATGCCAAAAATGTTTGCAAATCCTGTACAGTAAGAAAAGAATGTCTATTAAATATGTGGGAATCAAATCCTGCTTATGGCGTAAATGGCGGTTTCTCCGAGTATGATATTTTATTAGAAACATGGAAGAAAGCAAAAAAAGAAAATGATAACAACTGGTCAAGAACTGATAGACTTCTTCAAAAGCTGTTGCGAAAAGCACAGTAAGTTATTTATTCCAGATTCTCCTAGACAAGAGGCGGTAGCAGATGCTTTATCTAAGTTTTATAAAACAGATAACCTCTCTACTGGGATAGAATATTTTATCAAAAATAGAACTGGTCCATTTTTGATATTTGATTTTGCAATAGAATCAAGAAATTTTGTTGATAAAGCAGAGTTTGATAAGAAATCTAATGATAAATTTAAATCCATTGTCCAAGAAACGAAGAAAAGATTGGAGTCGTAATGAACTACGAAGTTAGACTTCTGAATTCAATTGTTGATACTCAAGATTATGTAGGGGCGGTGAATGGCGGTGTTGAGAATGTATTTCTTGAATACCGTGATGTTTGGAATTTTATAGTTTCTCACTACGAAACACATAGCAAAGTACCGTCAAAGGAAACAATCAAGCAACATCACCAGGATTTTGAGTTTATCATTACTCCAGAGCCTATTAAGTATTACATTGATGAGGCTAAGAGAGAGTCGTTGGCATACCAAGCTAGAGGTATTGTCGCTAAGGCTCATAATCTAATTAATGAGGCTGGTCCTAAGGATGCAATATCTTTCTTAATGGAAGAGTCATCTAAGCTATATAAGTTCTCTTCAAACCTTAAAGATACAGATCTTGCTGGCGAGTGGAAAGACCGTGTAGAAAGTCTACGAGCACGATCATTAAACCCTAAAGCTATTGCTGGAATCCCTAGCGGTATTGATGTTATTGATAAAGTATTCGGGGGTTGGCAATCTGGAGACTTTATTGTTCTGCTCGGTTGGACTGGTGTTGGCAAGTCGTTTATTGCAAGACTGTTCGCAGTTAATGCATGGAAGGCTGGCTATAGACCACTTATTATCTCATTGGAGATGAATAAGCAACAAGAGGGACAGAGATTAGATACTTTGCTTAACAATGGTGAAGGTCACTTTACTAATACCGATCTTGTAAAAGCAAACCCTGACATTGTTGATTCATATGAAAAGTGGGCAGAGGCTACATTTGAAGGCAAGCATGCTATCCACTTGGTTACATCCGAAGGTCTTGACTCGGCAGATCAAAACATGGTGCAGGCTAAGATTGACCAGTATCACCCCGATATGGTAATTCTTGACTACCACAGCCTTTTTGATGATTCAAGCGGTGCTAAGAATGAAACTGAAAAAGCAAAGAACCTTTCTAAAGCTTTTAAGAGAATCGCTGTTAAGAATGGACTGCCTATCATAGATGTTGCTGCCGTTACAATGGCAGACGGACACTCTGAGAGACCGCCAGAGCTTGAAGAAGTAGCATGGAGTAAGCAATTGGCTTATGACGCAGATCTTGTTCTTGCAATACATAGGGATTTATCTTCTGATCTATTTCAAGTTGTATCAAGAAAAGTAAGAAGAGCATCGCACTTTGGTTTTTATTTGCGATGGAACCTAGAAACAGGAAAGTGGGTAGAAGAGTGGGACATTTAGGCAAAAAGGTTA